AGTTGATCTGCAAAACCTATGCAGCTATTAACCATTGATTTTGGTATCATATCCTCAAGGTTGTTAGCAACAACAGAATATGATAAGTTAGCTCTTGATATATCGTTTAGGTTCTTAGGAACGTTAGCTATTTGACCGTAGTTAAAAATATAATCTGTCCCTACAACCAGAACGCCTCCGTAAACAGACTCTACCTCTAGCTTTTTTACGTCCCTTTTAAATACTGAGTTTTGAGGGGCTCTATAATTATCTCCTTTATTGTAAAAACCTAAATTACCGTATCTGCTTTCTTTTTCCTCAAAATAAACACAATCGACAGCCTTAAACTCAAAATCCATCACGTCAATCATATACTCGTCGTAAGTACTATGAGAAGCGTTGTTGTATGGGTCGTAGTTTATAGAGCTTGAGTTTAGGTTTTTACCGTTCTTTCTTGAGGCGCTGTTTACTATTTTTTTGTATTCTTCATCAGTAAACTGATCCCCAGCCATCCTTTTCAGCTCCCCTATAGTTATCGACTTTATACTCCCAGCGTAAACAAGATCTTTAAACCCTGGGTCTTCTGTTTTATTATGTATAAAGTTTACTGGATCTACATACTCCACGTTTATCCCGTAGTTAGGATCGTTGCTTCTTTTAGCTACCGCCATGCCTAAAGAAACCAAATCACCTACACATCTTCTATATGTAGAGTCGTTAAAGTCGTTCCACTTTAGCGTTAGTTCAGTAGCAATTTGAGCAGCTATTTCAGATGAGGATTTTATATTATTGCCTATAAAAATTTCAGCCTCTTCTAAAGTGTCTGGGATTTTATCAACCCCCATGTCCAGACCCGTTTTTTCCTGAGCCTTTTGCATAGCTTTTTTGCTAGCTATCTTCATCTCAATCTTCCTTCTCTCCTTGTCTTTTTCAGAAGAAGAAAGAGGGTCTACCGCTTCTATATTTGGGTATGGCTCAGATGACAATATCTTGTTTACAACAATTCTAGCAAACTTAGGTAAGATAGGTACTGGAGTAAAGTCTAAGTTTAAAAAACTTCCATCCCCATTACTTGGGTCTAAACTCGTAAGCAACTGACGGTATATGCTCGTGTCTTGAGTTCCGTTAGCATACGACCTGTTAGTTTGAAAAATTTTCTTCCTTCTAGAGAATAAAGATCCGTTTTGATGTCCGTCACCCCACTGAGAATATATAGCTTTAGCATACTGCAAGCCATACTTCTTACTTAGCTTATCCTCCTTTAGGGCTAAAGGATCAGGAAATCCCGAACTCTTTTTATTGTTTTGGGTGCTCATTTAACCGCAAATATAATAAATCTATAACTCTCTAGGTTTTGGCTTATATCTCCTGAAGAAGGTCTTGTCTGAAAAACTTACTTTCTTCTCTTCTTTGAATTTTTGAGCCCCAATAAGAGCCAGTCCAGAACTAATAGTCAAGTCAAACTTGGTTCTATTGGTGATTTTATACCCTATCCAATCCTCAAGGGTTCTGTTAAAATACATGTTCCCTACCTGATCGGTGTCTGGTTTTATACCTACATGATTATGTATGTAAGACTCTATAGCTTGAGCGTGAGCTTGTATTACGTCTTGAGAGTTAGACGGTATGCCTTTTGTTTTTACATTTGATTTGGAAGACGCAGCCATCAAGTGTTTTGGGCGGTCCATTATATACCCGTCATAACCTCTTGACTCAAAATACCGAACTATACCATACTTGTTGTTTTCGATAAGAAGAGGCCAACCGTAGTAAAAAGCACACATTAAAACGTCTTCGTAGAAAATACTAGCAAGGTCTGGACGAGAAGCATACTCTACTACAAACATGTTAGATGGAGGCGACATATTAAACTTCTTGTACATATGCATGGCTCCCTTCGACCCTCTACCGTCTACCGTTTCGTCGAGGTCATAAGAGTCAACACCTCCTACTCCTACGTTTGAGTTGGCTGGTATCTTCTTGCCTCTTTGATCTAAATACTTGTTTCTGTCTGACGGGTCAGGATGCCACGTAACCCTAAATCTACCTTTTACGTCTGGAGAAAAAATGACCTCTTTGTCTTTCGTCTTCCACATAAAATTACCCCTGACTACAGGGTTTGGAAACATATTGTTGTTAAAGTCTATCTGCTGATATATCTTACCGATGTTAAAAATACTGCCGTCGATACTGTCTCTAAAAGCTTCGTCCTCTGTAAATGGAAACTGTCGTATCACTTCGTTCATTTGGCCTGGATCGTGCTTCAAGCCGCCTCTTTCGTTTTTAAGATATGTTTTAGCCCCCACTTCTACTGGAGCCCCGTCCACCCCTTTTAATGGTTTTTCAGGGTCTTCTATGACTGGGTTACCGTGAATATCAAAGAACCCTTCTAAAGCCTCATATGCTGGTATAAAGATTCTGTACAGCCCTGACTTAGTTCTTCCGTTTGCGTTCCTTTCTGACGGGTCTGAATCGTTCCACAACTCTTTATATTGCTTTCCGCCTTTGTCCATAGGGTTTACTGTACTACCCACCAAAGCTTTTCCCACAATTTTACGGCCAACAATAAGGCACGTTCTTTCAATCCTCCACGCTTCACGGATGTCAGATGGCTTCTCCCACTTTCCAGCTTCATCAAGATAAAGAAAATGAAGTTTCTCACCATCGTATGCATTGTTGGTTGTGTTCTTCCAGTTAATAATGGTGTTTAGAGCGTCACCTACATTCGATGTTTTGTTTGTTTTTGTTATCCTTTTTGATGGCTCTCTAAAAGCCAATTCCATTCTAGGATTAGTAGTTCCATCCTGTATAGGTTTAAAAAAGAAAGGGTAGCCTTTAAATATAGCTACCACTTTTTTCATAAAAATGTTTTCTTGAGCGTCTTTACCAGTCTTCGACTGAATACCAAGAAGTTTGTCTTTAACTTGAGTAGCCTCGTCCACAAGTATAGAACAAGAGACATTAGTGTAGCCAGAACGCCTACACTTAGTATAAAGCTGACCGATACAACGAGGATCAGCTTCACACGCAGCCATGTGTAAAAATATTTCACGCTGAAAGGATAAGTAGGAAGGGTAGCCAATATCAATTTTACTCCACTGTAAGAACATGTAGTGTCGGCCTGTAATATACGTAGGCTCCCCGTTATTGTAAAACCAAACACCGTTGCGACGGCGGTCAAACTCCTGTTCGATGTATGAAGAGAAGCGATTGCGGAACTCCTTTGGCCTCTCATACCACTCATCCATGCTTCTAATCCTACGTAGCTCTTCTGGCATTTCCAGCCTTTGCCACACTTGCATAGATTTTGGTTTATCGTAGAACAGAATGTCTGATCTTTTGGGCTTTTTAGGTAGCACAACAAGAAGCCCATGAAGTTCGATGAGATCACCTTCTGTGCCGTTAGGGTCGACTTTAATAGCTTGATCTTCATACTCTTCTATGTTTACTAGATTGGACATTAATAACTTTGACCAAGATTGTTCATTCTACCTAAGCTAGGTATGCCTTGTTTAGGGCTTGAGTTGATCATAACACCACCACACTCGCATTCCGCTTCAGGAGAGTATGTCTCACCATCTTTAATCTTAATGGTAAGCTTGTCTACGTACTTTTCTTTTCCGCAATCAGGGCAAGATAAATTAGGCATTGTATTAAAGTTTAGTACCCCCGTCAGGAATCGAACCTGAGACCTACGCATTAGAAGTGCGTTGCTCTATCCATCTGAGCTACGAGGGCATAAGCCCCTCACCGTTGCGAGGAAGCAATTTTAAAATTAACCTCAGATTAAAAAGTAAGAGGCTAATAACCAGGGGCTTTCCCTGATTGTTGGGACGATGGGACTTGAACCCATGACCGCCTGTGTATAAGACAGGTGCTCTAACCAACTGAGCTACATCCCAAGTTGATCGACCCAATTATGCAGTGGGCCACCTGACTAACCAATAAAAACGTTAATACCAGACTCGCTCGACAGGCTTGTCTTTTATAAAGACTCTTAAATGCAATATGAGCAGCGAGATAGAGAAAATCCTACCCCTTCTGTGTCTTTCATAGAAAAGCCCTAATTCTTCAGCGTCTAAGTAAAAACTTAAATCAACCCTTGATAAAAACCCCGTCTTTTGTTTCACCTGTTCTTAATTTTATTTCGTTATAAGCTGTTTCAAGGCACTTTTCCAGATCGTACCCTGTCTGTGCTGCTAAGATAATAAGGGTGACCATTACGTCACCAAAAGCATCCGTGGTTTCTTCTCTGTTTTTCTTCTTGGCTAAACATCCCGCTAGCTCTCCTAGTTCCTCTACAACCTTGAGCATCTGTTTAGATGCGTTTTCTTCTTCGATGAGCCCTCTGTCTCTGGCCCACATCTGTACAAGTGAAATAAGTTCTTCCATTGTGTCTGTTTTAGTTAATTGATTTTCATGCCATCCATCCCAGTATATGAGATCATTTGGAGAAACGCTCAGCGAATCCCCCACTGTAATCTTTCTGTTCAGTAATTTCCCCATTTTCTTTTAATTCTTTTATCATTTGCTCTAGCTTCTGACGCTCAATAATTAGCTCTTTGCAATCTATTGCCGTTTGTTTAACAGATTGTAGTTCTGCTTTTCTAGCCGAACCGCTAGCTTCTTGATCAACAGGTCGCTTAAC